GCATCATAACTTGGTATAATGATTTTGCCGGAATATTCACCAGCTTCACAATAACCAATGCGATATTTTAAAATATCAAAAATAGATACACCTCGTTGGGTAAGGTAATGAATAGCGTTGCGATAATCAGGTGTATTTTTTTTATTCCAAAGTGGTATGTATTCTGTTGGTAATTGTATTAATTCTTGTTTTTCTTTTGTAGTATCAACACGATATTTTGCTGATTCTATTATCTTAGCAAGTTGTTCGAATCGCTCTTTTGGTAAATTTAATTGTTTGAAAAGTGACGATATAGAACGACCTTTTTTATCAGATATCCAACAGTGCCAATGATTTTCTCCAGCACTAGTTGTTTTAATGTTGATTTCTAATTTCGGTTTGTAATGCGAAACAAAAGGAGAGAAGAATGCAATGTTATCTCCGGATGTAGATTTTCCTTTACCTAATATAGATTCAAGTAACTGGAGAAGTTTAAGATTCTTCATATTATAATATAATAAAATTCTGTATGGAATCCAATTAATTATATTAATAATATATTATATGTTAAGCACATACATTACATTCCTGGCTTAACGATCGATTCAATAAAAGAATCAATCTATTAATTAAATAAATTTCATTAATCTTCATGAATATATTAAAAATATTTCGTAATTCCAACCTTATGCAAAGAAACTTTTAACATTAACTGCTTTTTCGCCTGTTTTCAAACATTCTGACATCCATTCTTCAGGTATAGATTTTTTTGCAACATGATTTATGCCTAGCTTGTTTGCGTAAGATTCATATGTAGTTGGGCTACCTTTTGATATTTTTTGAGTAGGTGCTTGGAATACCATTCGTATATCAATTCCAGGATTTGATGCTAATACATGTTTCATTTTTAAACGATCGGCACTAGTCCATCGTCCTTTTGTTTCTATAAACATGAAACTTCCATTTTTCTTTATAAATACAAAATCAGGTGTATATTTTGCCTTGCGTTCGGGTACTATATAATTTAGTGTTTCTGTCTCGTAATTCAAAGGATATTCTGTACTTTTTATTTGTTCTGATACAGTTAATTCTAATCCAGATTTATAACCGTATTTATATGCTTCAGCTCGTTTTCCATTACCTGCTGAATGCCAATGATTTTTTGCCATAACTTATAATTTTTTTATTGGACCAAATGCTTTAGTATCGTATATATCCATTACCATTTTATGAATTTGATCAGAATTCTTACGACCTTTAAACGGCATATTATTATATTCATTAGTTTCTGTTTTCATGATAGTAGGAAATATTGCACGTAATTGTTTTTTTAGTTTTACTATTTTTGGTGCATTAGAATCTAGATCTAAATAATCCGCAGCATATCCTTGAAAAAGATCAGTTAAACTATCATTCATATACTCATTTGGAATTTTACTTAAATATTGAAACGTTGTACCAGATTTTCCGCCGCGCGATAACCAGTAATTGTATTGAGGTAAATATTTTCTTCTAACATCTCGTTGATCACCTTTAGTCATTCTAATCAATGCATCTATATACGGAGCTTGATGCGGTGTTACATATTTTGCAATTAATTTCAATATGTAATCTTCATTCCAATTGGTATAATCCATTTGTCTACACACAGCTTCATAAAAAATTATTGCATTTTTAATCAAGCTTTCTTGATATTTTAAACGTTTACCTTTTGCAATTTCTTTATCTTTATCAGTAATTACCGTTGAAGTTGACTTTAATTCAAACCCAGCAACAAATACTTTACCATTTTTTGAAGACCATGTTACGTGTTTTTTTAATTTTGTATCATAAACCTTCCCGGTAGGATAAAATGTATATGTATTATTATTTGCTACAACTTTTTGTCCATTGTTACTAACACTAACAGGTTTGAATGGCTTAAGTACAGACATATCTAATTTAATATCTTTAGACGTTATTGTTGTGTTTACCGGTTTTACTGATTGAGAACCATCTCCAACAGTAATAGCATCAAAATCTATTTGTTCGTTTATTTTCATAATATTCTTATTTTATTGCATCGATGAAATTTTGATTTACAATAGTATATTCATTTCCTAGACCTAATGCTGGCACCTTTTTTATTAGCTCAACAAAATATTGTGTTCCATCACCAAAATCACCTCGATTAATAAAAATACCATCAGTTTGTTTATTTAAAGCTGTTTGCCATTCATTGAATTTAGTTGAATGTTTTGCTGATTTATCTATTCCATTTTTTTGTAGCCATGATATCATTACTGATTGAACTTTTGCAAACTCCGGGTCATTATCTGTAACTTTATATTTAAATCCACCTGCAGGTACAGTTATAAACCCTACATCGATTATAGATCTAGTTGCAGCAATTGCTTTATCGATACGGGTTTTTAAATCCACAGTATTATCGAATGTATACGTATCTTTATTTAACTGCAATGCACGTTGAAGTGTATCTGCATCCCAATTACCTGTAACTGGTAATTTTTGTTCTTGTTGGAATGATTCAACAAATGCTCGGTGATAATCACCATATACAGAATCACCTTTTAAATTAGTTACTATATCTGAAGCTTCGGTCGGTGGTAATATTTTATATAAATTTTGTGCAAAATATCTAAATAATACCGGTACTTGTGATGCTGATTTTTGTTTGTATTGTAGTTCCTTCATAGGAATTCCTGCTTCACTAGTTTGAGTAACATCACCTGGTTCAATTTTCGATGTTCGAATCCATTGGTTTTCGTCAATTTTTTGCAAATCAAAAACTAATGCACCTTTTGACAAAGTATCTATATATCCAGTTGTACTAGTTGATAATGGTTTAGATATTAATGATCTTTTTATATAAAATGCTTGTACAATATATGTCGCAATAATTCTAGAATCTTTTGCCTTTTCAATATCCTTCTTTCTTAAATTTACATCATGGCTAATTAACCAAACATATTCCGAACTGTTCATTTTAGAATATTGTCCAGATAATGTATTTAATTTAAGCATAGCATTTTGCATTATATCTGAATCGGATATTTCAAAAGATTTTTCTCCAGTAGTATCATCAGTTGCACGTCCGCCCATTCTTTTAATTTTAATTAAAAATCCGTCTGCTGCAGAAAATCTATCAGGAGTTGCATCTAGTTTTGATTTAATTTTAAGCAGTGAATGTACAGTTGTCATTTTTTGTTCATCTTCCGGACGCAATGTTTCTATATCAATTGTGATACTAGCTTCATTTAATACTTGACGAATTATTTGCTCTAATATATTTCTTTTCATTCTATTCCATTTTATATAAATATCGGTCACCAATCAACCATTACCATTTTTCCGTTCCAAATCATGATGTTATCTGTTCTAAAATCTAAATCTAAATCAAATTCCGGAATATTTAATTTTTCAACATCAGATTGTAATGCATTTAAAAAATTATCTAACTGCGGATCAATATTATCTGTTGCATCCATAAAATCAAATATAGAAACTTCTCCGCCTTTTTTACGAGCATAGTTGTTATAATCTGATACGAATTGATCAAACATCATTTGTTGTTTATCGGATAATGTATTTGCATTAGCCATTATATACATATCTTTTCCGTTAACATAATATACCGGAATAAACGTTGTAAAATCTGTATAACGATTAACAATTCGTTCAGCTACTACATATTCATCTCGTTCTTTAGTAATTTTAAATACTTTATCTTCGCCATCAATTTCATATACACGACCATTATCGCCAGCACCAATCAGTTTAAACTGTTTGTTTTGAATTTTATCTAAACAACGCTTTAAATCAGCATCAGTCATTTCACGAAGTAATTGTTTTAATCGTATCATCATTATCCTTTAAACGAAATATTTTTATCTAAATCAATACGAACTAAAAAATTCATATCAACATCATTACGTTTACGTATCGGTTGTGCTAGTTTACCAATTGCTAACAATCTACCAAAGTCATCATATAAACCAATTGTTGTTATATATGGAGCAAAAGTACTACTGCTAACAAATGACTGATATGTTTGGTCATCATCTTTTGTCAATGTTAAATTTGTCGACATATTAAAGTCACTTAAATCTAATCTAGTAATTACGCCTAATTCATAAATTGACACAGTACTTTTATAACTTGCAGTATATGCTGATGCTAATATATTATCATAACGATAATCCGGAGACGAAATAACAACAATACCTTGTTTATTAAAAACAGTACCTACATTTTGAGTTTGTAAAAAAGTTCCGCCTTCCGTACGGTTGTTTAAAGAACTTATGTTGCTAGTTGATAGTGCCTTATTAAAGATTCTAACTTCATCTAAATAACCTTGTAGATTTGAGCTTTGGGTATCAAAACCTCCCATATACAAGTCATGACCATTATCTATTCTAGCAGAAGCGGTAAATGGTGACAATGTATTAATTAATAATGTATCAGTTACAGAAGAATGCAACGTTCCATTAATATACATTTGAAGTGAACTACCAGTTTTTTGACAAACTACATGTGTCCATGAAGATGAAACTGCATATGATGATGTAATTTGTGCTTTATATGAAGTACTACCTGCAGCAGAAAAAACCAATTGTTTACTGCCACTTAATTCAACTTTAAAAGGATATGATGGTTGCAAACTGCTTGATGCTTTTGCTAATATTAATTGATCAGCTGTGCCAATATTCGAACTACTTACATAGAAAGAAATTGAATAATCATGATCTCTATCATACAATCCATCTAACTGAGATGATATAAATCCTGCAGAATTAAATTTAGCTGCATATCCTATAGATTTTTTTGAACCATTAGATGATGTTACACCTAGAATATATTCAACACCTGATGCTTTATATTTAATTCTAGAAGTATCAAAGTATTCATTAAAACCTTCATAATATTTAACATCAGTTACAATCGATGCAGTATTATATGAAGTATCATAAACATTGTTATTCGAATCAGATGCTAAATTCATAGAACCGGTAAATGAAAATGATTTTGGTTTTATTCCTTCACCAATTTTCAATTGCGGAAAAGATAGAATCGATGCACTTTGATATAAATACTTTTTTGTTTTATTTAAATTAGTTGCACCATATGTTTTTGATGGCTGATCTTTATATTTGTAAAATAAATGATTGATTGAAAAGTATGTTACAACCTGCAAACTACCATCAACATTCTTTAAATCATTAAATGTAAGTTCAGATCCTAATGCAGGTAAATATGCTGGATCGCTATAAATTCCATTCAATGGTAATAAACTACCAGAACTACTACCTGATAATACAGTCCAAGATTTATATGCACGAAATGGATTAACCGTAACATCCGTTTTGTCTATTTTTTTAAAGACAGTTGGATATACGCCTAGATATGTTTCTTGTTGTGTTATTCTTGATTCTGCCATTTCAGTAAAAACCCTGCTACATTTAATATAAATATAACAGGGCTTAAATCAGTGTATTATTTTAGAAATCTAATTTAACTCTTATAAGAGCTTCTCTTTGAAATGATTTCAATAACGGCTTAGAAAGTTTTGATACTGCTAATAATTCTTGACGATCATTATACAATCCTACCGTAGTAATATATGTTTTAGGATCACCAACGAATGTTGATTGTGCTAGTTGACCAACACTTCCAGTTACATATGAAGGATTGTTTGAGAAATTATATTCTGCATTTTTAATTCTTACGAAATAATGTGTGCTAGTAACTTTTTCTGCATTACGTGCTTGAAAACCATATGGGTCTGATGTTTCTGGATCTGTAAAGAAAGATGATCCTGATATTGATGCAAATAATACAAAATGATTATTACCTTCAACACTAGAAGTTACATTTGTTCTAAATCCCAATTGTTGATCTAGCATTTTTCCATCTAAAATCAAAGTACCATAATCTGGATATACTAATCCGTAATATTTAGGTGCAGACGCACTGTGAACACCACTATTAATAGATCCAGATACAATATTATATACTTTACCAGCACCTACCGTAGTTGCCGCGGCAATTGTAGAATCATCTATCAATTTTAATACACCACTACCTGTAATTACAGATCCAGTTGCATTAGATGTTCTAGATGTAATTTTAATTAATGGAAGCTCCCAATTACCTACATCTAATTTTTCTTTGATTCTATTGCGTTTAAAATTAACAACATAAATATAATCAGTTGAACCAGATCCAGCAGTTGTAAAACGCGTATCAGACGGATTAAGTAAAAGTTGACGGTATTGTGAATAAATTGCTTTAGATGGAGAATCATTAAGTTGACCTTGCGAATCCGATCCGCTTCCTGCTGCATGGCCGAATGCTAATGAGAATTGAACCGCTGATCCATCTGTTGCTGGATTTGATTGATGCACATCGATATAGTATCTACGTTGTGATTGTGTTTCAACTGATGACGTAAAATATGTAGTTAAACTTGCAAGATTATCACTCCATACGCCACCGGTTACTACTTCTGTTTGATTTGATACAACATCATTAGCTAAATCAAATTTTGTATAAGTTCTACCATTTCTAGATAATACTTGCGATTGTTGCATTTCTGCAACCATTTGATTTGCTAATTGTTGAGCTAATTGTTGTACTTGTTCATTGATAACCGCCGTAGCCTGATTTGTATTAGTAGTAGGCGTCGCAGTAGTTCTCGCCGCGGCCGCTTGTGCTACTAATCCAGCTGGTGCTGTTATACGCGTAGGAGTTCCACCTTGGCGCGGTTGTTGTTTTAACGTTTCAATGAAATTCATTTTCATATTTTTATCCATTATATTGTTGCAGTCGTTGCTTTTTTAACTGTTAAATTAATTGTTACGCTACCACCCGTTTCATTACCAATAATAGTAATAGTCGCAGTTTTATCTTCAATCATCTGTGTTTTAGCAACTATACGGAATTCAAATCCTGCTACAGCAACACTTTGTGCATCTTCATTATCACCAATGAATCGTGGAGTCGTAGGTAAAATTGAATTTTGTAATGCTCTTGTCACTGTAATATCAGCTACTGTTGAATCAGAAAGAATTGCAGTATAACCTAAATTAGCATTTCCGCCTTGGAAATTACTTGTATTAGGACTAATAATAGTACTATTACCAGGAGCAGCTAACGTAACTGAAGTATTTCCTACATTAATTACAGGAATATTAGTTGTTTGTTTTGGCAACGTAATTAATTTATATTTCAATGCCTGAGTTTCATCTGGAATAGCTTCAGTGATCGGCATATTTTCAATAATTGTACCGTAATAGTTTGTTCCGAGTGGATGATCTGGATTCCATAATGAATAATCAATTTCATCATCACCTACCGCAAATTGTGTAATGTTAAATGCATTTCCACCCTTTGCTAAAAGTTCGCGACCTTTTAATGTTAATATAGCGTCAATCGTTACGCTGGTATTATCTAAATATCCCATAATGTTTTTACCTTATTTTATATAAATATACATAGTTAAAATTTTAATATTAAACTAAAACAAAACTACCTTGATCACCATAAGTTTGATAAACTAATTGGTTTGGATTTGCTGATCTCCATTCAACAACCGGTCCACCGTCTACAGTTTGCGTAGAATTAACATTGAATGCAGGAGAATTTATTTTACAACCAGCATATCTTTGATTACCAATTCCCGTCGGCAAATAGTCTTGAAAATCAACACGACTTCCTGAGAATCTTGTCAAATTACTAGGAACGTTTCCATTACCTCTAACGCTGCTACCAGTACCTGCTCCAGATGCTGTTAAAAATGTCGTAGGTTTTGCTAATCTTTCCATAGAATAAACACCTGTTAATAAAACAGGTAATTCTCCTTCACTCATCCAATATGGCGTAGATCCAGTAATCCATGTGCTACCAGAATGTAACAAGTATCTATATGAATATGGTGTGCCATCATATTTATCTGCTGTTGATGCAGTTAAATACATTTGCCATTGGTCATCATCGATTGCAGATAATGATAAAATTTTATCACTTATACTTCCGGTATATTGCAAATAATCGCTCGTCAATACCGGTTTCATATTGTCTAATGATGCTGAATATGTAGATTCAAATCTTTGTATATTAGGTAGAATTGTAGCTTTACTACGTTCTAATATATTTGGTTGTATTAATAATCCAGTTAATTTATCCGTACGTGCCGGCAATAGTTGTTCTAGCTGACGGAAGAAAGATAAATCAAACATTGCAAATATCGAAATATAAGCATTTATATCATTGCTATCTGCATATTTCTTCCAATAGCTATTTGCAGCTTGTATTAATTTTGGATATGAATTAGTTTCTGTTTGACCTGGATCACCAATATATTGATCTAATTCAGTGAATCCTAATTGTGCAATGATATCTTCATTGATCATTGTTTGCGGAGAAAAATATACTCCTAATTTTTTACTATCAAGCGGAGCTTTATCATATTGACTTTGTTCAGCTCTAGTTTTAATATCTAACGTGCCTACAAGTTCATTATTTTCTAAACGAATTTTATTATCATCAAACGTCCCAGCTCCTAATGAAATTGCATCATAGTAATATGTTTCTTCAATTGAATCATATGGTGTATTTAAAGACCATGAAACAAATGATGCAGACATTGCAGATGACTTTGGTTGCACGCCGGATAAACTTGATGATACTGAATGATTGAATTTTTGTGTTAACGGCAATCTAAATACTAACTCAGTATAAGCATCTGAATTTGCATTATATGCTGCAGGAGCTTTTACATGATTATCAAATGCAGAATCTAATAAACTAGATGTCCACATTCTTAATTCCTGCAGTTGGCCAATCAATCTGCTAGCACCTAATGAAGATGTACCCAATGTTAATGTACCAGATGATGCAAATGATGCTGTAGCTGATGATGAAACTGCGGCAATGATTTTACCATATTTAGATTTTTTAGCA